GCACGATTTGCTTCCGCTTCAGCTGCAGATCGAGTTAAACCATCAACATCTTGATATAGTTTTTTTAATTCTTCTAATTCTGCTCTATTAAGTGGGGTACTCGCCATAATTTAAGTATATATAATAAATATAGAAAAAGCCAAGTTTTAATACTTGGCTAGTTTCTTATTATTCATTTTACCTTTGAAATGAGATGGTAAATCAACTTTACCTTCTTTAATCTTCTGAGATTGAGAAGCTAAGTCTTCATTCTGTTCTTTATTTTGGTCTTCATAGTAAGTTTTTATTCGATTGAATGTAAACTTACGTAACCATGAAGGCATATTATATATAGTGTCCCAATCATATCCACCTTGACCATGAAAAACAATTTCATGAATTTGAATAAATAGATTAGCTCTTACTATAGAAACATTATCAGATGTCAGGCCAAAAAAAGTTTAAATTGATTGGGATGATAGCCTCCTCTCCATCATTTGTAGTGAACGTTAAATCAACATCAGGTTGAATTTGTCTAATGTATTCTCTTAATGCTCTTGAATCACGAGCTAATAAATAATTATCAACAAATTCTCTAATTGTTTTTAACTCACGATCACCATTTACTGATGTAATCATATATTTTAGGCGAGTAGATAATTCTGGTGAAGCATCTTTATTGATTTTCTTTAAACCTTCAATTTCTTGAGTGATTTTCTTTTCATCACCATGAGTTATAAGTTTAAATGTTATAGGAGTATTAGTATGAGGTAAAGTGAAATCAAACTCATTTACACCTTTTTTAAATAGTTTTTTATCTAATGGTTTGTTTTCTAATGTTGATAAATCAATTGTGTATTCTTCCCCATTATATGTTACTGAGTAGTCTTTACCGTATCCTAAAACACGAGCAGCTACCATTATAGCATTTTTATCTCCAACACATAACTCATCATATTTTATATCTGATACGATAAGAGATTGCATTAGTTTGTCTAATACTGTTCCTTTTGAGATATAGTTTTGGTTAGTAAGAATATCTTCTTCTCTAGCCGTCATATATTTCATTTCAATTTTACCACTTGATAATGGTGATGATTCAGGATAGATTAATCCTTGTGATGGAAGTTCAACAACTTCTGTTGGAATGTTTAATTTATTTTCGCTCATAGCTTTTATTAGTTATAACTTGATATCATATATAAATATATAAGGAAAAAAGAAGCTCGCAGGTTTTGCGAGCTCTTTTAAAATATGATTTTGAGATTAGAAGTTTAATACGCAGTAATCCATTGTCAATGTTAATTGTATATTCACTGCTTGGTTTTCTGTATCCCAGTTGTAATCACCAAAGTTAGCTTCAGTTATAAGGGCACCTTTAATAATCCATTCACTTACTACATCACCTACAGGTCCTAATACATCAAGTACTAAATCCTTTTTATAGAAGTCAGAGTATCCATCTCTACCTGTTACTGATTCGTGGTGTAAACGAACCCATTCCATTACAGATTGTGCTCCAGAAGGTGTAATTGGGTCAAATAATGTCATTTGAATGTTACCCCAAGTTGTTTTTCCTTTAACTTTTCTGTATACGTTAATATGGTTCAATGTTACTTCACCTTGTGTCAGTGTTACAGCGTTTACTCCTTTAACTATATAGCTAGGAATACCATCCATATAAAGGATGAATCTGTTAGCCTGTTTTGGTTCAAAGGCTGTGAAGAATATTTCGTTTGCGTCTAATATTGCCATGTCGTTTTATTTATTATAAATATCTATATAATTAATCTTTATGCTGGGAAAGTAGCTCCAGTTGGTGTAATATTGAAATCTAAGTAAATAAATTCAGCAGTCTTAGTAGGTTGTAAATAAATTTGTCCTACCATTTGATTTTGATCAATTACTGTTGGAGTGTTATTACTATCATCCATTATCACTTTGAACGCGTACAATCCTTGTCTTTGTTGAACACTTTCTAAGTATGGGTTAACTTGTGCTAAGAAGTTATTTCTTGTAGCAGCTGTATTTTGTTCAAATACTAAGTTATTAGCAACTTGAGAGATATACGACTTAAGAGCAATTAATAAACGACGAACATTTACACGATCTAAAGCACTTGCTCTAGTTTGTAATGTTTTCTGTCCATATACTACTACTCCTTGTCCTGGGAATGAAGCAATTGGATTTACTTTTCCGTTATATAGAGTATCTCTGTCAGTCTGTGATAAACGTCTTTCAGCTCTAATTACTTGAGATAATCCACCTCTGTTTATACCTGCTGGTGCAAACCATGGTTCAGAGACATTATCATTGTAAGCATACACCCCACCTATTACTGTTGAAGCTGGTACCCAAACGTTCAATCCGCTGTCTGGATCTTGAACTTGAACCCAAGGCCAATATGAAGCAGCGTATGAAGTATTTCTAGAAGAAGCTTGTGTATTAACAGTACTAAGTACAGATCCATATGGTACTAAATCAGCAATGTAAATATTATCTCCTCTATTTTGAGCATTTGTTATTGCTTGGGTCGCTAAACCAGTTTGTAAACTATTGATAACACCCGGCATTAATAATATATTATACTTGTAATCATCAGTGTTAGCTAATAAATTAAGCATATCTGGGTATCCTTGTCCATTATTTGAACCTGATGGTATACCTTGAGCTCTATTACCATCTGTGATTGAATCATAGTATTGAGCATTAGCTCCTAATGATCCTAAAGCACTACCAAATGATCCACTAGCGTTAATTGGAATAGAAGCAGTGTAAGCTATTTTAGCAACACCATTATTATCAAAATATCCAGGTGTATTAGTTACTTGTTTAACTCTTACATATCTTGAACCTCCAGCAAATGAACCAGTTGTTTGAAGATAGTATGAAGTTCCATCTGTTCTAAATGTTTGAGCTTGATCACCAATTATTTTAGAAACATAGTTTGGATTAAATGGGTCTAATGTTAAATTAGTCCAAGTTTCTAATATTGTTGGATTTAAAGTATTATCATTACCTTGACGAATTAATAAATCAAATGTTCCAGAAGATGTATTTGAGTTGACAATCTGCCATCTGATATTATCAGCTGATCCACTAGCTAAAGATCCACTAATATCTAGTGAACTTGAACTGTTTTGTCCAATTCCTTGAGATATAGTTTCTAATACTAATGTTGTAGAGTTATCACTACCACTAATAGTTGCTCCAACTGTGTTTGTATTTGCAGAAGTATAAGATCCGCTCACTACACGAGCTACTAATAATGAAGTTCCTCCATTATTAAAATAGTTATAAGCTGCTATAGAAGTAAAATAAGTGTAGGTATTACTATTACTACCACTAGTAAATGTAGTACCAAATTTGTTTTGATAATCACTGTATGAAGTGACTACTGTTGGAATACCTACTGGGCCTTTTACTGTTGGGCCTATAATAGCTGCTCCTACAGTTACAGGACCTTGAGTTATAAATGAACTATCATTTTCTCTCGCTAATACTCCTGGGGATATTAAAGTTTCTGCCATGGTTTACGTTATGTTTGTTTTAATTATAAATATCTTAAAAAGGGTCAAAATCATGAAACCGGGATAAACTCTCCTTTTTCTAAATCAATGTTTCCATCACCATATTTTTCTTGAAGTTCTTTAGCTACTTTGGTTTCTTCTTCAACTTGTTTTTGAAGTTGTGATTTAAGAGTTTGTTTATCTAATTCTAAAAGTTGAATACGATACTCTACTGTTCCTAATGCTTGAACCAAGTTAGATTGGTTAGTTTGAATTGACTTTAAAGATTGAATCTCTTCTTGTGTTAAAACTTTATTTTCCATAAAAATTATTTTTTATTATAAATATCATGAAGAAGTTGGTAAATTATTAATATCTACTACTGTTTCTGAAGTTACTATAAGTTTATTTCTGTTTGAAAATTTACTTACAAATGTTGTATCTTTTTGTATTGTATCTGGTATGATATAACCAAACATTTTAAGAGTAAAAGTACTTTTGACTATTCTTTCAGCATTGTCTGATAATTCAATAGTTGTAGGGAATGAGTCTACATTTGTTTTAAATTTAAAGCGTTCTGGGTCTCCCCAATAAGCATCAGAAGCATACTCTACTGCCTCAATAATTTTATTTAACTGTTCATTGTAATAAGTAAATACAGCACATTCATATGTTACTGTTAAATAATCAGGTACAACTGTGGCGTATAGTGTTTGTTCTGGTTTAATACCGTTTAATAAATTAAATTTACTATAAGCATTTTGTTGGCTGTACTTTTTACTTGTAACTGCTATATTATTAGGTTGGTTAGCGTCTAATTTATTAGTAAGAGTTCTATTTTTTTCAATGTTATTTCTTTTAAACATTAATAATGGAGCCATTATCCTACCGTTTAAATCTCTATAGTATCCATCTCTTTGAAATGATTTCCATTTTTCAGGTGAACCATAGATAACAGGTACAGGTATTAATTCTCCATTTTGTTTAACTGTTGGTCTAATAACATTTTGAAAATAATACATTATTGCCCAATCTAAATCTTCTAAACCTACTGAGAATGGTTTTGTAGTGTCATCTTTAAAAGATGTTTGATTAGCTCTATTAACACTGTTAGCATCATTAGGATTACCAGTAGGAGCAAATCCAGGACCACCTGGTGTAAGTGGTTCTTGTAAAGACTCACTTATTTCTCTTTGTGTTTTAGGTGTTACTTTTCTTTGCTTAGCCATTATAATCTTTGTTTGATAATATTAACACGATCCGCTGGTATATAGTGTGTTTCACAAACTACACTTACATTGTATCCAAAGTCTTGTAGATTTGGGTTTAATGGGTTTTGAGAATATGGGTAATCAGGATCTTTACCCGCAAAGAATTGTTTAATATTTGTATTGTCAATTTCAAAATAAGATTCTTGATATAATAATACATCTCCAACTTCAGGATGAACATTAGTATCTACTAAGTCATCTCTTAAAAAAGCTGCCCTAATACTCCAGTTAAAGTCAACACCAAATTCATTTGTAGGACTTGTATTATCTCCTACAGTGATTAAAGCATTTAATAATATTGGACCATCAAAAAACTTACCACCTGATGCTTCTCCATACATGTTTACTTTAGTTTTATCTAAAACATACTTGTAGAATGCAATTTGTTGGGTAATAACATCTCCCATCAACTCACGGTTGATTTTTCTAAACATTGATATGTCTCTCGCAGATCCGAATATTGCCATTATCCTATAAATATAGTCATTGGTACATTATTAATTTCTTGTCTTCTAAAATCACTTTCTTGTGCTCTTCTTTCTAATTGAGATCGTTTAGACATATCTCCTAAATATGCTCTTAATCTTTCTACTAATGCTACTTTATCCGCGGTAGCTGAAGCTAGCAAGTCAGCTTGGTTTAAAGTCATATTTTGTTCAGGAATAGGAACAGTAGAGTATTTACCTCTAACATATCCTAACATTTCTTTACATAAAGCTAAAGTATATTCAAATATCCATTGACGTCCAATAGAGTTAATTAAACTATAATTTGGATTAGTATAAGGAGCATTAGAAGGATTTGTTACTAAATAATCACTTCCACTTGGTTGAGTTATACTATTATTTATTCTATCTTGTACTTTAATATACTCAAACCATAAAAATCCTTCTCTAGTATCACTGTCTGATGGTATAGGGAATATAGTTATTTTATTATTTATAATATTAAATGTATAAGCGGACAAACGAATTGTATTACTTAATTCTATACCTTGAACTACAGCGGCGTCATACGCTACAGGCATCATTAAATATCCACCTCCATATCCTCCACCATACATTCCTCCATATAAACCAGAAGCTGGTACTCCTCCTAAACCTGCAAATCCTCCAAAAGGAGCATACATTTGACTTACAGCTGGTAAGTTTTGGTAAAATACAGATTTAATTTCTATTCCACCTACTATACTTTGGCTCACAGCCCAATCTGCTAGATCATATGTTTGAACTCCTGGTGTTAAAGCTAATGCTCCACTATAGTAAGTCACATTTCCACCTGCTCCTGCTTCTTCAGCATACTGTTGAGACAAACGTACTACTGTTGCCATATTAGGCGTAATAAGTGCATTATTTACACTTGTATCCGCAGGTGCACCCTCTAGCGTTAGCATATTGTCCATTGCTTGATAAGCGTAGATCTCGTTACCATATGTAGTAATTGCTTCTTCAAAAGCAGCGTAGAAGTTTAAATCTTGTAATTCAACCTCCATAATAGGATATCCTAATCGACGAGCACAAAATGTAGTTACTTTGTCAGCATCAATTTGAAATTGGTAATCATAGTCATAAAAC